GAAAAAGATTTACGAGATTGTCGTAGTTGATAATCGCGTAATCACATCTTGGGGTAAGGCAGAAGAACTCCATAAGCAACAGACCCAAACAAAAGTCTTTGCTTCATCACAGCAAGCACTTTGGTTCGCTTTTGATAAGCAAATGGCGAAAGAAGCCAAAGGCTACGAATTAGTAGCAAGCCTCTAAAAATTGAATAAGGGGAGCCCCGCAGAAATGCGGGGTTTCTTTTACAAAAACGAGAATAGGAAAAAGTAAAAAATGATGAACTTGAATGATTATCTAAATGGAAAAGTTGTTCCTGTATGCGATGAATGTAAAAAAGAACTTAGCCCAGACGAACTAGGCTACGGACACGATTGCGAGGTAGCGTAATGATTGATTTTGATTTAGTAGAAGAAAGAGTGAGCGAGGCTAAGGCTATTGCTTGGGATACTTGCCACAAGATTTATTTGCTAATGGACGATAAGCAGGTAGAACTAATGCGCGAGTATGGATACGACCCACTTATTACTAATGCGGAAGCAACACCTGAAAAGATGTTAGAACTTCTAAAAGAGTGGTTCGAGGGTTCTTGCGGTCTTAGATTTATTGATGCGGTGAGCACCCACCCAACAGACCCGAACAAGGGGTTTGAAACTCTCATAGGGCAGGGCGACTATGACCTTGAAGAAGAAGACACGCCACAAGGCGCACAGATTATAGATTTGACATACAAGCCTATCTAATGTTACTATTGGTCTTAGAAAGAAAGGGGAATACCAAATGGGTATCGCAATAGGCACAACAATTACAGTAACTTTTGATGCACGCCAGATAGCACAACTTGATTGCGTTCTTCAAGAGTTTGAAATGATGAACTACAAAGAAGAAACAGAACACCAGAAGATAAATGTTGAGAGAGTCAATAACATCTTCAAGGCACTACACGAGGCAGGATACAGATAATGCGTAAGGTCTTGGAAGATGGGCTAACAGTATGCACGCCTTGCGGTGATGGCATAGATGGTGCGCTCATAGATTTTGAGGTAGAACGAAACGAAGCAGAACCAGACTGCGACTTTTGCGGAAAGTGATTTGACTTTCATATTTATGTATAGTATGATTTGATTATCAAGGAAAGCGAGGGGGGTGAACAAATGATAACTTTCGGAGATTATGTAAATTGGGTAGAGCCTAATGGCAACTACACTAACTACTGTATTCAATGCGGACGCAAGACAGGTAAGAACGCTTATCTAGTAAATGTGTCCACAAGCGGTGCGGTTCTACACCCAGCAAGCGAGGCAGACTCACAAGGGTTCTGGCAGATAGGCAGAGAGTGTGCAAAGGAATTTGACCAAGGCGCACTAGTCAAGAACTAAATAAAATTGAAAAAGACAGCCCCAGAGAAATCTGGGGTTTTCTTTTTGAGGCTGTAGCAAAAAGTAAAAACTCACCAAGATGGCTAGTGAGGTTCTGAAATTGTTTATAGTTGAAAACACCTAGCCACTAAATCAGAAAATCTCACAGAAAAAAGATGTGAGTTACTTCACAGTAAAAATGTCCGTTTTGTCTTTACACTTTTTTCGCTAAGGGTTTTTACCTTTTCAACTACAAACAACTTATGGACTTCAAGGGTCAAAACTTGACAAGTCTTCATCTAATGTCCTATACTTATAGAAACGAAAGGAAAACTAATGAAGTATCTACTACACCTACACCCCGCCGAGAGGCGTGCCTATAAGATTATCGCCTATGTAATAGGTGCGGTTCTACTATTTGTTCTTTTGCTTGACGCCTCTGCGCTAGGGCTTATCGTGTTCTTCGCTATGGGTTGGTATGCCAAGAGCAAGTATGACCTCAAACAAAAGAAGATAGCCAAGAAGAAAAAGAAGATAGAAGCACTTGACAAGCAATAATCAGTATGCTACACTTATAGCATAAGGACAACGAAAGGGGAAAGAAATGAAGGGATTACCTGATAGTGCGGTTGTTGGAACATACAAGCGTGCTAAGCACTATGCTCGCAAAAATCGTGGTGGTTCTCTAAAACAATGTAAGCGCGAGGAAGAAATTGTTTTCAACGCATTATTCAACCTCACAGTATTCGGATTGAGCAAGATTGTGAGTTTGACAAAGAAGAACTAATTTGCTAGACTTACACCAATGACGAAAGGAAAAAGTAAAATGGATAAAGATTTAGATGTAGAGGGTCTTAGCAGAGACGAACAGTTAGAGAAGTTTCAGGCTAACCTAAAAGAACTTGCACGACCAACTTATGACTTTGAGAGTTACGGACTAGAAGATTTGTGGTCTGAAGTCCTTCCCGGCCTATGGCAGGGTGGAACAGACGACTTTGATACTATCTACGAAGCAACTCCATACACTCCAACAGAAGAAACACCTATTGGGATTACCAAGAAGGACTTTGATGTCGTAGTAACAGCCTATGCGTGGGCTAAGCCTGTTGATTGGGGCGTCAAGGAAGTCCGATTTGGTTTCTATGACGCGGATATGAGCGACATAAATATGGGTGCTGTCTATCGTATTGTCAATGACATACACGCCGATTGGAAGCGTGGAGATAAGGTTCTAGTGCGCTGTCAGGCTGGCTGGAATCGTTCAGGACTAATCACAGCACTAATCCTTATGAAAGAGGGTTATACGGCTGATGACGCGATTTCGTTGATTAGAAAGAAGCGAAGTCCTCACGCATTATGTAACAAGAAGTTTGAGAAGTTTCTTCGGGAACTTCCACCCTTCCCAAAGAAGTAAGAGCAAGGGCTGGCATAGGAAAAAGTAAAAACCTATCCAGCCCTTTGCTGTTTCTCAACGACACGCCGAAAGTCAGGAAGGTTTGACAAAAGGTCAGGAAGGCTGTAATCTTAGGGTATTAGTAAAAGTTACTAATAAGCAAGAAAGGGAAATGACGAAATGATAATGCTAATGGATAAGAAGTTTATTGTTCGCAGACGAATTGCTTTTGCTGTTGCTGTTGTTTCTGCGGTTGCTTTACTAGCACTCGCAACTATTGGTTTAGACCATCTCAACTGGGTTGGCGATGGTTACTGCTTCAAGTCAAGTCTTGAGTGTTACTTTCCTGAAGGGGGGAAGTAATGCGAATAACTAAAAAAGGAAATGCTTTTATCAAAGACAGAGAAAAACTAAGCACACCTCGTGCGGAATTTTTACTCAAGTTCGCTTCTATGAGCGATGAACAGTTTGAGAAATGGTCTGAACTGGAAACAAGTGCTGAAGCAAGAGCATTTATGTCAGCAATACCAATGCCTCAAATGAAAACAAATGAAGTATTTATCAAACTAGAAAAACAAGAGAGTTAGGATAAAGTAAAAATGGTTCTAGATACAGGCACACTTATTGGAATTACGATTGCGCTCGCAAGTTCTTGCATAGTTATGGTTATCTCTATACGCTCTCATCGGGAGTTGTTACAAGAGAACAAAGCCTTGAAGGCACTACTTCGTGCCGAAAGAGAAATCAAGAGAGGGGGAAATAACTAATGGAAGAAATTACAACGACAGACGCCGCTTGCGGTTTCACTTGCCAGTTTGAGTGGATTGAAGTTTCATCAAACTTCTTCAACATCTCATTCTATACTCCAACACTAATCGCTGGACTAGTTGGATACTTTATCTATCGAGTAATCAAGAGAGCAAAGGGTAAGTAATGACAAAGCCAACTTGGGACAAACTAGTTGAGGCAACACCTATGCACAATGGGAAACTTGTCGAACTAGAGCCTAACCAAACTTTCTGGCACAACAAGTTCTATGTAGTTGTGCGGACAGTCCTTGAACCTGAACTAGGGGAAAAGAGTGGTCTTCACCTGTCTATCCGACACCAAGAACGAAAAGCAATTCGGGATTGGCGACACTTTCAGCGCATCAAAAACGAACTCGCTGGGGCAGAACGAGAAGCCGTAGAAATCTTCCCGCCTGAGTCCCAACTTGTTGATACTGCTAACCAGTATCACCTCTGGGTTCTTCCTGAAGGAACTACAAGTTTCTTTACTTGGAAGGACGGACGCCACGTTACGGACAATGCACAAGACCCCGAGACTGCTCAATGGTTGCGGGACAAAGGTATTGACCCACAATTCACACAGAACTCTGTTCAGCGTCCGCAGGAGGAGTAATGGCAAAAAGTAAAAACATCGCAGAATCTGCGGCACAACTCTACGAAGGTGGGTTGTCTGTAGATGGTGTCGCTTCAGAACTAAAAGTCTCTTACAGATGTGCCCGTAGGGCTATCAAAAGTAGAGGCGTAATTTTACGAGACCCTTCAGCGCGGTTGAAGGGGAGAACTTCCCCTAAGAAGAAAAGGACAACAAATGAATAACCTCAACATAGTTTGGACTGCCGTAGCAACTATAGGCTTCGGACTTGCTTCTTTTCTCGCTGCGTGGCAGAATAGTGTTGCTTGGTCTATCAGTCTAGGATTGTCAGCCGTTGCGTCAGCAACGCTGGCTAGCCGAGAGAAGTAGGTCAGGCTACCTCCAAAGCGCAAGACCCTCTACTACCTTCCTCTGTAGGGGGTTTTGTTTTGGCGTGTCGCTTGACTTAGTATAAATAGTGATGTAGTCTATGACTATCAAAGAAAAACTCAAGAAGGGGGTTTTTAGATGAAAACCAAGAAAGAACAAATCATTTACATAAACTGCTGGAAATGCGGTCAAGTCTTTGCCACGCCTGAGCGTGAGTATAGAAATGGGCTCATTTGTGAGAAGTGTTACTAAAAAACTTTAGATTTTTGGTAGAAAATGATACCTTCCTGACCTTTTTATGCTAATCTAGAACCCTGAGAGCGACTCTAAGGACGCATTAGACACGAAAGGTTGAACAGACCTTATCTCCCCAAAGCGGGGGGAATAGAAGGTGGGCTTCTACAGACACCGCGGTGGTTGGTAAGTCAGACCACTTGTCCCTATCCCCGAACAAAGGAAACACTCAATGAATAGACCTACTAGCGGAGCCATCGAGAAAATCATTAGCGTTGCTGTAGCGGCTATATTTTTATCAGCATTTTCTGCTGCAACGCAGAACTCAAGTGCTGAAGAGATTGCCAAGATAAAACAACAAGAAGTAAAAACTCAGGCGGATATAGAAGCCGAGATTGAAAAGCAAAGACAGAAGATTGCCAAACTCCAACTGCAGAAGTTCTCAGTCCAGAAGACTGCCTTCACAGATGTCGAGTTAGCACAGATGCTTGCCGCTGTTGGGTTTGAAGGAAAAGCCCTCAAGACTGCGTGGGCTGTCGTAAAGAAGGAAAGTAATGGTCGTCCTCTTGCCTTCAATGGCAACACACGGACTGGCGACTCTTCCTATGGCATATTCCAAATCAATATGATTGGCGGGCTAGGAGTTACACGCCGAGACAAGTATGATTTGGACAGCAACAAGGATTTATTTGACGCCGTTATCAACGCACAGATTGCTTACCATATGAGCAATGGTGGCGAGGATTGGACTTCGTGGAAAATCTCAGCCCCTTACACAAACTCAGATGAGATAAGATTTAGACAGTGGTATGAAAAGTTCCCAGAAGGAGTAGTTGGATGAGCCAAGAAGATTTAGATTACACAAACTATTATCAAGACGAACCTGCTGTTGAAGAGGTTGCGGTTGAAGAAGCAGAAGTTGTTGTTGTTGCAGAACCAGAAGTTGCTGCAGAGCCAATAGCAAAAAGTAAAAAGTCTTCAGCCGCCGCTGCTGTAGAACCAGAAGTTGTTTATTCTCCACCAGCATCTTCAGCACTGGAGTTGGGCGAGGTTCGTCTTTCAAGTCTTGTGTTTGAGGGAAATAGCGTGAACTCTCGGTCAGTTGCGTTAGTGCAGGAACGCCTAGTTGAACTAAGTTTCTATGATGCGGGAAGCGATAATCGCGGTTGGTTGGGTGCTGGAACTAAGAAAGCGCTCGCTGATTTCGCAGGTTTGAGCGTAGAAGAAGTTGTTGTAGATAGTGAAGAACTCATCAAGCGTCTCTTCGCAGGAACACAAGTATCTGTAAGTAAGTAACTTTCAACAAATCAGCGCTCTGGCTGTCAAATAAAATTGACTAGCCAGGGCGCTTTTTACTTTTTGCGCCCCGTGTAGACTCGGAAGGACGACACAATGGCTAAAGAAAAAACTGCTGTGGAAAATAATGATAAGACGATGGATAAAGCGAAGATGCTTGTTGGTCGTGTTATTGCTACTTTTGCAGCATCAGGACTATCTGTCGTAGGTGCAGGGTCTTTGTTTGGTATTGAAGTATGGAAGTCAATTGGTCTTGCGGGTGGTTTGGGTGTCGCTACTGTTATAGAAGCGTTGTCTCGTTCTTATCTTGCAGATGGAAAGTTGACTACTGCTGAAATCAACGAAGCATTTAGCAAGGTTGACAAGCGTAAGGCTGAATAGCATTTACCGATAGTTGTTCAAATAAAGAAACCCCCTAGAGAAATCTAGGGGGCTTTCTTTTTATTACTTCTGAATAGGGTCTTGAAGTAGAGCGATTGCTGTTCCTACAAGCCCTGCAAGGATTGCCATTATTGCGATAGCCATTTCCTCTTCCCTTTCTATTCGGTATAAGATATATAATATCTTATCACACACACTATGTCAAGCAACAACACAATAGTTTATTTTCTTTGTGCCTTCGTTCTTCGTGTGAACCCAAGCGAACACCCAGCCTCGCTCGCGGTGGAAGAGTTCTTTTATCTCCACCTGTCCCCCACAAGTATTACAGTTCTTTACTTCTTCAGACATTACCAACACCTATTTCGGTTCTTCTCCATAATTGGTTGATAAGTCTTTGTCTCGCCGTGAACTGTTGCCTTGTATCCATAGCGAACAAGTCGGAAAGCAATAGCACTCGGAGTAACACCTAACAACTTTGCTAAGCGGTATTGAGTGCAACCTTGCTTTATTGCCTCGTTGAGTAGGTAAGAGTATTCCTCTGCCTCTTCACGATACTTTGGTGAGTGCGACCTAACAAGTGCTGCTAATGGTTGTAGTTCCTTCATACGAGCCAACATTTCAGGATTAGGTTCCGTGTATACGGGTTTGACCTTTACCTTCATTTGTTTGCGTTCAGGTAGTGGAACTGCAAGTGTTGCAGGTGGGTGTTCAGTCTGTGTCCAGTTACGGGAGATAAGACGAATACTTTCAGTAGACATCTTCGCTGACCTCGCAATTGCTGTTGCTGTCCAACCTGCACTCTCTAGAGCCTTGATGTAGTTATTGCGGTCTGACCTGCTAATAATGCTAGCGAAAGCATTAGTAACATTTTCAGGCAATACCTGTCCATACTTTTGCACTACGCCTTGTTGAATAATCACAGGGCGTTTTCCTTGAGTCTCTCGCATAGCGTGAGCCTTTTGTAGGATTTCAGGGTTTGTCCCAAAATTTACCTTTGACATATATTTCCTTTCGTTTGGTTATACCCTAAGTATATTAGTTAGTATTTATTTTGTCAAATCATTTGCTAAGTTACCAACCAGTAACTAAGTTGTTTGGAAGTGGGACAACCGGCCGCTGCCCATTTTTACTTTTTGTTATTGCTTCTTCAGAAAATAACCCCCGCGTTGTGCGGGGGCTATCTTCCTCAGTTGTTTAGAGTTTGAGTAGTGTGCGGAGTTCGTTGGCTACTTTGTCGTCAAGACCTAGTGTCTCGCCTTCGTCCCCTGTCCCACCTGTGAAGATTACATCTCCAACAATTACATCTGTAAAGCCGAAGTGCTTTTCCCATAGTAGGGTTGCGATTGCGTTGATAGGGAGTCCGTTTAGTTTTCCCTCTTCATTTACCCACATCGTTAGATTGTCTGATAAATCTACCGCTTCAATGTAACCGCCTACTGCCTTTTGTAATGTAGACAGTTGAGACTCTCCCTCGTTGAGGTCTATCTCTTCTGCCTTGTTACCTTCTGCCGTTAGTGTTATTGCGAGCAATTTAGTTTCCTCTCTTTGTCGCTTTGTCTTATCGTAAGTCTAGAGCATAGAGTTCTATATGTCAAGTATTGGGGGAAAGAAAAACCCCCGCAGGTTATGCGGGGGCTTCTCTCTAAGCCTTTAGGCTGATGTAGTTGAGAAGACTACTGCCTCTTCCTCTACTACCTCTTCAGTAGTTGTTGGGTGATTGAGGACGAGGTATAGAAGTTCTTCTGCACCCATCTCTTCGTGAGGTTCCCCACGAGTCTCTTTCATTACTACAACCTTCTCAATAGGTGCGGTAGCACCTAGTAGGAGTTCTCTTACTTGAGCCTTTGTGTCAATGATGTAGTAGTAAGTAGTTCCCTTGATTGTTACTGCTGTTCCATATGCGGTCATTCGTTTTCCCCTTTTCTTTATATTGAAGCCCTTTGCTTCAATAAGATAAACATATACTACTTCTATACGCTTTGCAAGTCTAACTAGGTATATGACCAGTCACACTTTAGTCATAAGAAAACCCCCCTATGCGGGGGGCTTTCCTAGAGCCTTACCAAAACTTAGACCATACTCTGATTGGTTTCTCTGCTACTTGTAGAGCCTTTACTATTACAAGTGCAACACTCTCTAGAGTATCTTCAACCTTCTCTAAGATTTCCTTTTCTTCCTTTGAGAAGTTTGCGGTTACCTTGATTTCCATTTTCTTTCCCCTTTGTTAGGTTTTTACTTTTTCCTAACACCTAAATACTATCAAGTCTTTGTTATATGTCAAGTGTTTACTAATATATCCTCTGTGATTTAGGCAACAAGAAAGCCCCCCTTGCGGAGGGCTTCCTTTGTTACTTGCCGTTCTTTATATCTATTAGGTCTTGTATGTCTGCTTCCCAAGACTGAACATCGTGTAGTTGTTCATCGCTTGCGGATAGTTCCCACTTCTCTACTTCTTGAGCGTATGTCTCTAGTTCTTCTAGCGACTTTGTTTCTGCTAAGTCCAGCCATTTGATGTATTCATCATCTGCTAGGTATTCAGCAAGTGTTGGAAGTTTTTGCATTTGGTTCCCCTTCCTAGTGTCAATCACCCCCTGTGATTTCCACTAACTAAATACTATTACACTAGGATATATATGTCAAGTGTTTCCTCTAGGATTTATCTCACATATATGTAAGAGGTTACTCAGGAGTAACTTAGCCAGACGCTCAGGGGGGTAGTAACTATCAACAACTACTTGACCCTTGACTAGTCAGACACTAGCCAGCCTAGAAAGAAAATAAAATCATAAGAGCAATAGCAAAAAGTAAACTTGAGTCGCCTTGACTCACCTTTGACAAGTAAAAGTTATTAGTTGTTAGTAATACTCTCCATCTTCCTTGAAAATAATCTGACTAGGCATAAGACCTTTGTTTTTTCATATAAATCTAGAAAATTAAAAGTTGTTTTGATGTCATTTATTTTTTATCCGGAAACGATTTGGAAAAGCGCTCAATATATGCAGAGCCTTCTCACAGGCCAAAACCAAAATACGGAAACCTTCATATATTCGTCTGCATCGTCCAAGTATCTTGGAACTGTCTCTGTACGCTTATAAAAAATACTGTACAATAGTAGTATGAAGAAGAAGATAAAGTTACCTGCAGACGAGGTTCGCTTTCTCTCATCTCTTCCTGTAGAAATTTTTCACGGGCGCCTACGGGCTCTTTGGGAGGCTGGCTGGTCTCTTGGAATTATTGCTAACTCATTAGAACCTAAGCGTCCTAAATCAACTGTGCACTTCTGGGTTCAGAACGCTACTCCTCAAGAGCAGCGCAGGGCAGTTCCCAATACTCCACCGAAGTCCTTAACAACTACAGCGCCTCTACCTAATACCCCCCGTCTTCGTTCAATCTCACCAAGTGTGCCCCCTGAGATGAAACCTCAACTACAACACTTGTCTTCTCTTGCAAAGCGCTACCGAGCAAAGTCTGACCCTAATAGTGAATTCGCTATAGCCAATAGAGAACTCACAGACCTTGCTAGAAGCCTCTACAACCGCGGTGTGCCCGCTGCAGACATCGCTGAGGCTGCTGGAGTCACCTATAGGGCTATGGCAAGGCGTCTATCAAATGGCTAAGACATATAAAACATCTTCTGGAACATTCTCCGAGTCTGAACTAGTCATTGCTATCTGGACAAACCCTAAGCGTGCTAAAGCCAGACCTAACGCTAGACCGCTTGAGACGCTTACTTCAGAGAAGTCTACTTTTCCTATCGCGTTCCCTCTCGAAAAACTGCAAACAATAGCCTCTTGGATGTACTGTACGGTTGCTAGAGAGTCTAAAGATGTTGATGACGTGCTTGGTTCAGGAAAAGCAACCCGTCAAAGCCCCCTACTTGTTCCACTTAGTTTGGCACGCTCTTATCTCGGCTGGGATGAGTTCTATGTACCTACAGAATATACGGATGTGAAATGAAAGTATTGGCAGATGTCTTCCCAGCACTCGTCGCCATTGCTCCACCTAACTCCTTAGAAGATAAAAGCAGTTTCAAACCCCGTGGGAAGTCTCCCGAAGGCACTCGCAGACTAGACAGATGCAGAGTAGTTGTCTTCAATGGCAAAATACTTATAGGAGTTGATTCCCCCGAAGGTCCGACACTCGTATTCAGAGAAGAGATACTTTCTCATAGTAAAGAGGATAGACTTCATTATGTAGAGACGGTGACTGGAAAGGTTCTAGTCTTCCAAAAGGATGAGAACTGCGGTTGTGGTTCAAGATTGAGGTCGTGGATGCCATTCGGAGACATTATGATGGCTAGCGATGAATAATTTCTTTTACTTTATGGTTGGAGCCCTTGCCACCTACCGACTCTCCCGTCTTCTAACTAGGGATGAGATTCTTTCCCCAGCCAGAAACTGGCTATGGAAGCGTTTTCCACCAGAGACTTCTAAGTTTGGATATCTCTTTACTTGTATGTGGTGTATGAGCATTTGGTCAGCATCAATACTCGTACTCTCAGGTATTATTATCTTCAAGATAACCTTATACCTCGGATTAGTTCTTTCCTTCTCTGCGGTTACAGGTCTCTTAGCCGCATACGAAGATAGAAATTGAATCGTATTCCGTGAAAAAGACTAGGAGTAAAACATTGGGCGTATTTGTCCGCAAGGATGGCTTACCAGAGCCAGAGAAAACTCCTGTCCCTAAGAGCAAGCCTAAAAAATCAACTCGTAAATCAACTCGGTCAACACAAGTTGTATTTAATGCGCCTCCTAAAGTAAGTGGTGCTGCATCAATCTTTCTAAACAATTCTGCACAGTCTGTTGCATACTCGGCACCAAGAACTCTTACAGCAGCAGCAGTACAAATAAAAGTAAATGATAAAGGCGAGTCTGAACAATTCAAACTTCGTCGCTCTGCAGCATCATCATCTTGGCAAGCAGAGGCTTGGGAGTATTACGACGCAATTGGTGAAGTGAAGTATGCCTTCAACCTTGTTGCATCTGTTGTATCTCGTATTCGTATTTATGCAGCAGTAATAGATAACCCTTCAGAGGCACCAGCATCAGTTCGTGACTCTTCTAAAATTGAGCCACGTCTTGCTGCTGCAGCAGAGCGTGCACTTGCTCGTCTTGATTCTGCATACGGCGGACAGGCTGGTCTTCTAAAAGATGCAGCACTGAATCTTTCAGTTGCTGGTGAATGTTATTTAGTTCAAATGCCAGAGTTGCGTGGAAGCGGACTACCTGAGTCTTGGGATATTCGCTCTGTAGATGAAATTCTTGCTGATGCTCGCGGTGGCTTTAATGTTATTAGTCGTCGTGAACAAAATAGCGGTCAAGGAATGGTTGGCGTACAGAAACTTGCTAACAAAGCATTCGTAGGACGCATCTGGCGTTCACACCCACGCTATTCAGATGAGGCAGACTCATCACTTCGTGGATTACTAGACCTTTGTGCAGAACTACTTCTCCTCAACAGAACATTCCGTGCAACAGCACGCTCTCGCCTAAATGCTGGTGCTCTTTACTTACCAGACGGACTCTCTGTTGCTGCACAAGGCGACCCAGACTATCCATACGATACTGATAGTGAATTAAATCCTGGCTTTACAGCAGAGGAAGCAGAAGATGAGTTTGAAGAACAACTCATTGATGCAATGACAACTCCAATTCGTGATGAGGAGTCTGCATCTGCTGTTGTTCCACTTATTATTCGTGGTCCTGCTGAACTTGGTGACAAGATTAAGCAATTTAAGTTTGAGCGTTCGTTCGACCCTGCGTTAGCGCAACGTGCAGACCGTGTTCTAGAACGTATCCTTCAAGGTCTAGATGTTCCAAAGGATGTAGTAACTGGTCTGGCTAATGTGAAATACTCGAACGCTCTTCAAATTGATGAAGCGCTATACAAAGCACATATCGAACCACTTATGTTGCTTATTGCTGATGCTTTAACAATTGTCTATCTACGTCCTTACTTAGAGGCACAAGGATTTAGCCCGTCAGACGTTGAGAAGATAGTTGTTTGGTATGACCCATCAGCAGTTTCAACTCGCAATGACCGTGCAGCAGATGCTGACGCAGGATTTGACCGCGGAGCAGTCTCCCTACAGACATGGCGTCGCGCTCATGGGTTCTCTGATGCAGATGCACCTACCCCAAACGAGTTAGCAATTCGTATGCTCTCTGAAAAGGGAATGATTACTCCTGAACTTACAGAAGCAATGCTCAGTTCTATTGCTCCAGAGTTAATGAACGCGGTGAAACAATCACAGCAAGCAGCATCTGTTGGTCCACTACCCCCAGAAGTTCAACAAGTATTAGAGCAAGCAACAAATCCTGGAGGTGAGAGCGTTGAGCAAAACAATCAGCCAGACACCAGCGCCTAAGTCCGACAAGAAGATTGGTTCTTCTAAGAACTCAAAGAACTCTGCTTCAGGAACAAAAAAAGCACGAACAATAAAATTTTCTGCTGCAACAGAAGCATCTCTTAAAGAAAAAGTAGCAAAGCACAACGAGAAAGCGCCAGATGGTCGCAGAGCCTCTCTTGGAATGCTTAAGGCTGTTTACCGCCGTGGTGCAGGAGCATTTTCTACATCTCACCGCCCTGGGATGGACCGCAATCAATGGGCTATGGCTCGTGTTAATGCTTATCTAAAACTTTTGAAGTCTGGCAAGCCATCTAATGCTGCATATAAATCAGACAATGATTTACTTCCTGCAAGCCACCCACGTTCGACAAAGAAGTCAGCATCTATTACTGCATCTGGATTAGTTCCAGAAGAGCAGGAGTTAGCAGGTGCTTTGATTGAGATAGCAGATAAGTATGGAAAGTTTAATGAAGATAGCACTGGCATTTGGGCTGGATACACTCCTGCAGCAGAGAATGAAGTAAGAGAGATTGGCGTTACTTGTGCCAACTGCGTTCTTTATATTGGCGGCTCTGAGTGCAAGATTATTGCACTACCAGTAGAGCCAGAAGGAAAGTGTCGTTTTGCAGTTATTCCTGAAGGAGTTGTCTCAGGAAAAACTGATTACAAAGATATTCAAAATGAAATTGAAGATTATATTTTAGAAGAAGAACTTAGTGTAGAACTAAAAAGTAAAGAAGAATACGAGTATGCCGAAGACGCTATTCTTGCTATGACAGAATATTCTTGCCTAGGTTATGAAGTTGAGCCAGCAATTAGAGCAAGTTGGTTACGCGGAGTCCGCAACGGGGAAGATGCATTCTTAAGAGCATCACTTCTTGCTTCTTTGGGATATGAAAGTCTAGACGCAGATTTACTACCAGTGATTGAGGAAGATAATGAGTAGAGTTCGTCGCTTAAGTTATGCCATTGACCTACAAGGTCGTCGTGCTAACTCTATGCAACAGGCTTCTCGCTTACGCGATACAGCCCTAACACTCATTGAAACAGCAAATCAAAATGCATCTATATCTCGTAGAGTTACAAAGAAAGCAGCATTTACTGTAGTTCTTCGCTCTTTAGAGAAGACACGCAATCTTCCGTTCTCACTAAGAGAGCATATGGCGATGAAAGAACTATCTCGCTACATTAGCCTTGCTCAAACAGATAAAATTGAATCACTCACTCTTTCTCATACTGACCTTCTTCCTATCTCTCACCCACGCTCTACCCGTGAGCATTCTCTTACAGCGTCAGCACTTCGCTTAACAAAATCACGCTGGTATGCAGATGACCCACGCATTACAGATGAACGTGCCAGAGTAATTCTTGCTTCTGCTTTTTCAGCAGAGCCAGGTTCTGTAGAACACACTTACTACTCATCAATTCTTTCTGGACTATCTCAGGGAATGATTCCTGCAGATGCTCTTATTGCAGCAGGTAATCCTTTCTCTGGTAAAAATTCTTCAGCAGAACGTTCACTTCGTGCTCGCTTGCAGCGCCGTGACCGCGAAGGAAAGTTCGCATTCATGGGTGGTGGACTAAGTGCACTTGTTCGTAGAGCAAATGGTCAAGTATTTAACCTTGTTGGTCGTCCTGTTATTGATGGACCAAATGGTGATGATATTCAGATGGAACTTCCTAATGGAAAGATTGTAAATATTCCTGCATCAAAAGGTATGTTTACAAAAGCAATCATCAATCAGACTTCTGACGGATTTAGCAAGAACCCTGCAAAGGCAGCAACAACAAGCAACATCATTAACGAATCAGATTTAGTTTTTGTTGACGCCCCTAATGGCTGGAACAAAATTGCTGAAAATGTTTGGTCAAATGGTTCTTGGGAAGCATCTAAAGGAAAAGATGGCAATTTTATAATTGATAGAGATGCTAATAATGGAAAAAGAGAAGTAATTAAAGGTAATTTCTCCGACTGGGAAGATGTTCTTGATGGTATTGCTGATTATGAAGAAAAAGGCGATAAGAAAAAAGCAACTCTTCCTGAGTCAGAACAAAAGCCTAAGGCTCAAGTTCCAAATGGTGGAGATGGCGAAGGACCAAAGGGTCCTAAGAAGTTTGAGTTTGAATATCCTCAGGGTGCATACAAGATTCAGCAAGGAAAAGAATATGACCCAGAAGGTCGTATTGATGAAGAGTCAACAGATTTTACTGATGACCCTGTAGAACTTGCTCAGATGCAAGATGTTCGTGACCTTATTAATGGATTAGAACAAGCAGTTCTTCCTCAAGGTAATAACGAGAATGCTTTTGGATATGGTGCACTTCGTTTTAATCGCGGAGATGAATTAGTACCTGCAGATGCAATCTATAACGCTCTCAAAGAGGCTGGGGAAGATGCTGACCTTGAGTTGGCACGCATTTACGATAAGGGACTTGACTCAAACGCTAATGAGAACGCTCTTATTGATTCTCGTAAGGGTGCAGAGTCTGTCGGACAAGCATCTCCTAAACTTGAAGAATCATTTAAGCGTATTACAGAAGAAGGAACTCCTGATGTTGCACCTGCTGCAATAGAAGAGCCTTTTGTAGAAGAGCAAAGAGACCTAACTCCTCTTCCACCACTTCTAGATGGTATGTCAGAAACAGAAGTTGCTCGTTTCGTTGAGACAAAAGACCACACTCCTTTCCTTCCAAAAAATGAAGACATTCAAATGCCAGAGGGATATAACACTCTTAATCCAGAACCGTTCCAGTCATGGCAAGAAGTAACACCAGATAATCCAAGTGATGTTCTTCCAGAAGGTTTCTCAGATAATCCTGTATTTCTATCTCAACTTCCTAAGAGCGAACTTCTCTCTGAACTCCGCCGCTCCATCGAGCCAGGAAATGAAGCACCAGGTTATGGCGCTATATCTTTAGAAACAGAAGATGGAGAAAAGTTCACTGCTAACGTTCCAGGAGAAGCAATTCGTGATGCTCTTCAGTTACAAGGTGTAGATACAAACGCAGAGATTAAAAAGATTGCTGATGAAGGCTTTGTCGGTCAAGAAGATGAGAAGCAGAAAGCAACTCTTCCAACTGATGAGCCAGTTGCAGAACTTCCTCTAGATATTCCTGTAGAGAAGAAGCCAATGAATGCTTATGAGCGTTTGATGGCAGAGAATCAAGCAGCAAGAGACGCTGTTGAAAATCGTAAAGCAGAACTTGATAAGGCTGCTGCAGACCGTGTAGATGAGCAGGGTCGTAATGTTCCCGAAGGCTGGGGAATTGAAAGAAAGAATAAGCCTTTCTTTGGTGCACTAGATAGACCAGAAAACCACTTTAACGTTTACGGACGTAATAATTTTGAAGCCCGTGTTGATGCAAACGGAAAGATTACTCTCAAAGATAATAACAACCTTCTTGAGGCTAAGACATATGACTCATGGGAAGAACTACAAGCAGACTTCGATGCTCGTAAAGCAGAATACGCTGCAGCCTCTCGTGCACAGATTAAAGAGTGGGCAAAGGGATTTGGTTTCTCTGACGAGCAAGTAAACGCATTTGATTCAATGACTGAGCAAGAGATTGCTGACTTCTTTGCTAACCCAGAAAACCATACACCAGAGTATGCAAGCGCTTTAGATGATGCTGATACTTCATGGGCTGTTGACCTTCCAAACAATGCACAGAAGCAACGCTGGAATAACTTTAGAAAGAATGAACGCATTGCAGAACACGCTGGAGATTTCCCAGATGGAAATGTTCCTCAGGCAGAACTTCCAGCAAAAGCAAACACACCTGAGCAAATTTCAGGAGTGCCTCAGTTTAAGAGAATAGACGAAGACCCTAACTATTTACCAGGTGTTAGTGGTCCAAATGTTCCAGGAAGAGAAAAGAAAACTGTCTCTGCTGAAGCACCTAATGATTTTGAAGTAGATTCGATTGAAGAAGTTCCAGACGGTCTTGCTGAATATCCAAAGCCAGCAGATGTCGCTCCAGCAGATGGTCCTAACGGTCCATATCGCATTAAGGTTAAAGTTACTGACTTACAGCCAGGAGATATCACTGTTGGTGACCACTTTGTTATTGAAGCAATTGGCGAGAAGGTTCCAGGAACTGACCGAGTAAAGATTAAGGGTCACTATCCAGGGCACGTCTCACAAGATACAAAGCAGTGGAATGATTACCGTGAAATTGAAGTTATCCGTGGTGCTGTTGCACCAGAGGCTGGAGAACTACCTGTTCTTAGTAAGCCAAAGGAACAAGAGTTTGGAAAGCGTAAGCGTAATGCAGATGGTTCTTGGGGATTTGCAGACCCAGCAAACCAAGAAGCGTTTGATGCTGCAATGGCAGAATACAACGCACGTCTAGATGAAGCGAAGAAGCGTTTCCCAGACCCAACATCTCCTTCTAACCAGCCACAACGCACAATTGTTCGTGCTGCTGATTTGAAACCTGGTGATGTAACTACTGACCCTAAGAAGGGTCACTTCGTAATTGAAAGAACATTTGTTGATGAAACAACAAAGCCAGGATTTGTTAGCGTTGAGGGTTACTACCCAGGACATACTTCACAACGTAAAGAGTGGAGAGTAGATACTCAGATTGACGTTCTTCGTAACGTCGAGGCACCTGCAAAGGGAGACCTACCTGAACTACATCGCCCTAATAAGGTTGTAAATGGTAAGTGGATTCCAGATAACGATGCTGCAAAGAATGAAGAGTGGCAAAAGCAGATTGATGAAGCCGCTGCTCGTTGGCAAGCACCAGAAAATCTTCCACTGGTTGAAAATAATGAACAAACACCAGAGGCTGAAAAAGATATTCCAAATGTTGTTGCAGTAAAGCGTCCTGCAGCACCTCAGCGGCCAGCAATGCCAGCATTCCAAGGTGATTGGGCTGCTATTGCTCGTGAAGCAGGTGGAGATTGGAATAAGTTTAAGGAACTTCTTAAAGGAAAGACTCTTGTCTTCTTTGACTTTGAAACAACAGGACTAAAAGTTGGCGATGGCGACGAGCCATGGCAGATTGGTGCTGTAAAAGTTGTTGATGGAAAGATTGTAGAACGTAAGAACATCTACATGAACCCAGGGCGCTCTATTGACGGCACTTTTGCTGCTGGAGATAAAGATGGAGTTCCAAATGCTGTTGATGCAGATGGAAATAAACTTACAGATGAATTTTTAGCACAGCAGCAAGACCAGAAGGCAGCATTTGAAGAGTTTCTTGCTTGGGCAGGGCCAGATGCACTCTTTGGTGCACACAATGTTGTATTTGATGACATGGTTGCACGCCATCTAGCCGACAAGCACGGTGTTGATTTCCGTCCTGCTGGTTATGTAGACACAATGGTAATGGCACGAGATATTTTTAAGAACCAAGAGGGTGAAAACAAGCCAGCCAATAATAAACTTGTTGGTCTTGCAGAACATCTAGATGTAGAACTTACAAATGCTCACTCAGCAGATGCTGACTCAGAAGCAACAGCAAATGTCTTTGGAAAACTTGTTGATAAGGCAATTGAACTTGATGCAGGTAAAGACCTTCTTGATGTTGATGCTCGTGAAGAAGAATATGTTAAGAAACTTGATGACTACAACATCCGTCTTGCTCATTACGAGACAGATATTGCAAACTTTGCTGCTGTTAAGGCAATGAACGATGCATTCAATGGTAAAGAAGTTAAACTTGATGATGTTGTTACAGAAGCAAAGGGTGTTGACCCTGTTGACCCTGAAGGAATCTCTCTAGGTCAAGTTGGTAATGAGTTTGAACAGCCAGTAGAGAAGAATGATGTTGTAGTCCTTGACTTCACACCTAATGCTGACTATCCAAAGGGCAAGATGCGTCTTATGCCTAAGGAATGGATTCTCAATGATGAGAATACCTTCCTTATGGATAGAGAAGATGCTCGTCTACGCAATCTTCTTCCTGGAGACTTCATGTCTTCTAAAGATGGAAATACTGTTTGGCAAGTAGTCGCAGTTCGCGCTGGTGAAGACTTCATGCTTGATGCAGGAAAGGTTCGCGTTTATCGCCGTAACGTAGATACAGGCGAAATGAGCACATACGAAAACTTCCACGGAATGCGTGCTGACGGAGTTCGCCGTCCTAAGAACCCTGCTGATTTGAATATCCCAGATACAGTCGGACCAGAAGATACTTCTTATGTTGCTAATAAGGAAGACCTTGCATCTGCTCTAGAGAACAAAGAGTTTAGTTCTGATGTTATGGAAAAGATTGACTATCCAATTGGAGCAGGTCGTATCTTTATCAAGAAGGCTGAAGATGGAAAGTTTGCTCTTAAGGCTGTCTTCTTTGATGAAGAAGGAAATGAAGCCTACATAGTTGAAGATACTTACCGCACAGCCGCTGGGGCACACGCAGAAGGCCGTGCTCTTCTAGATGCTCACGTTAATGATTTGATTGCTGCAAAGCGCGAAGAGCAAGCAGAGCCAGCAGAATCACGTCCGAAGGATGTTCCTATTTCTCGCGGTGTTATTCCTGCAGGTGAAGACAATGCACCACAAATTATTGAAGTAGATAATCTTCCAGAAGAGTATCAAGGAAACATTCAAATCTCCGATAAGGGAATTGAAAAGCCTAACTACAGTTCTGAAGCAGTGCTCCAAGATAAAGATGGAGAAATGCTTGGACAACAGACAACAGAGCATTCAAATAAGAAGGAAGCAGAGTCTGAAGGACGTGACTTCCTTAAGCGCATGATTGAGGCTCTAGAGGCTCAACTAGATGGTGCTATTGCAAAGCAAAAGAATGAAGGAGATGGAGGAGGACCTTCAAATCCTTCTAAACCATCTAAGCCTAAGAAAGAAAAAGAACTTTCTGAAGCAGACATTCGTGTTCTAGAAAATAACGACTGGGTTGAAGAAAATGCTGGCGCTCTTGGAGATATGAGAGCCATTGAAGCAAAGGTAGGAGACTTCTTCTACAACCGATTCTTTAATCGCTATGAAGAGATTCGTGACATTAGATATATTGGAAATGTCAACGGTGTCTATAACCGCGTTGAGTTTGAAGTATTCAATGTTTACAACGGACAACTAGAGATGCGTTATTTTGAAGCAGACTCACCGCTTCGTAATATGCGTCGTCCTGGAATTGAAGACCAACTTACACCAGAGCGTGTATCAAAGGGTAAGGCAAGAGGAGGACCTCGCGGTCTCGTTGCTCGTAAACCTCTTGAAGAAAGAATTCTTGCAAAAGACCGACCTATGGCTGGAAAAATTGGCGAAGATGCTGGATTCTTCGTTGCTCGTAACGGTGTTGCTTTGCAACCTGGAGATATTGTTCGTCACAAGGATGCAGGTAAAGATGCTAAGTGGGGCCGTGGCGTAGTAAAGATGCGTGTAGGTGCTCAGGTTGATGAAGGTGCAAAAGCACGAGGACTTGTTCGTGGTAAAGGTGCTGCTAAAAAGGTCATCATTGATGAATTGTGGATTCAATGGGAGAACGAACAAGAAGAGTATGCTCTTAATCAAGGTGGACGACCTGCAAAGGCTCGC